CGTGATAAGCAGCTTCAATAGCCGCTTTGATTTTCTGCACGGTTACTGTGTCGTTTTTAGGAATAATCAGAGATACCGAGAATTTAGGAGTGCCACCGTTGATGGACTTAGCCTCCCACACGTTGGCATAAGACCAGCGAGTATCCTTTCCTGTGATTACCTTCATTGGATTTGCGTTGTTTGTGTTATTAGACATATTAGTTGTCCTCCTTAAAATCATTTTTTGCTGTATTAATTGGTTGTCTTTTGTCATTTGCCGGCACGAGAGTCGGCTTGCCTGGTGGTTTATAGATGTACGAACCGAGTATTTCTTCAAATTTGGCTTTGCCGAGGGTCTTTTGCATTTCGGTAATGCCAAGCAGTTTCTTTTCATAAGGGTCAAAACCTGCAGCGGTTACTGCTGAAGCAACAGAAGTTTCATCAGTATATTTCCGATTA